GGCAGGGGTCTAAAGCATTGGACCTCCAACGAGCCACACAAAACCACCCTAGTTTGCAGCTTTTCTTGCCGTTTGTTCGTACCCCTACAAACCTGATTGTGAGGGCAGTACAAAGGACGCCTTTGCTTCACCTTATGTCTAAAACCATGAAGGAAACACTGGCTAACGGAACACCCGAAGAAATAGCACAAATGCACGGACGGGTTGCGCTCGGTACTACCTTTATTGGCGGTATTTATTTTTCCACATTGGAAGGCAAAATTACAGGTGCGGGACCAGCGGGAGTAGACCAAAACAGACTTTGGAGAGCCGCAGGAAACCAACCCTACAGCATTAGAGTGGGTGACTCATGGGTTTCTTATAATCGTGCTGACCCCCTTTTCATGCCCATTGGCGCAATGGCAAACCTGTTCGACATGACCAAACACCTAACAATGGTAAACCGAAACAACATTGTTGGTGACTTAATGGATGGGGAAGACACACTCCCTGAAGTTGCGGAATTAGCCGTATCGTTAATCTTTGCTATGTCCAAGACCCTACAGGATAAAGCGTATTTCCAAGGTATAGCTAATCTTCTGGAAGGGCTACAGACAGATGACCCAAGGCAACTAGCAAAACTAACCAGCATCATCGAAAACATGGGGGCGTCTTTTGTACCCATAGCACCACTTCAAGTCACTGAAGGGGCGACTCGCGCCTCAATAGCTTTGGGTTTAGGGGGAGAATACCCAGAACTTTCGGAAGCTGTAGGATTTATAGATAAAATCCAAAGACGCCTTCCAAGCTACATTGATAACCTACCCCCAAAGTACAACTGGCTTACTGGGGAAATTATCAAGAACCCAGATGCTTTATCTTCAGGCTTTCCCATGGTTCCCGATAAAACTACGGAGCTTGTAGGGTCTGAGTTGGTGCGTTTAAATTACCCATTTAAAGGACCACCAAGACGTATCCAACAGGTCCTTCTTAACAGCGAACAATACTCTGACTTCAATCAACTCATGGGTAATATTCGTGACCCTAAAACGGGGCGTAACCTCATGCAAACACTAGAGGCTGTAATGCGTGACCCTCAGTATCGAAGGAATGAAGAAAGTGCCTATGACGGTCAAATTCAAACCAGAGAAATACAAGTAGTTAGCAAGGTCCTGTCTGCTTACAGAAAGGCAGCAAAGCTAAAAGTGTTTGAGAAATACCCTGAGTTATCTTCCGAAGTAACCAACAGGAAAATCAACAACAGGGCGGGAACACGCTTAAAAGAAACTAATAGGTAACAAACATGCCAAATTCATATGTAGAAATAACATCGAATGGGTCTGCTAGTCAGGCTCTAGCCTTCAGTTTCCCTTATCTCAACCAGACAGACATAGGTGTGACTGTAAACGGGGCGGTGCAAACCCTAACTACCCATTGGAGCTTTGCAACCACACAATCCATTGTCTTTGTAAGTCACCCTGCAAACGGTGCGGTCATAAAGATAAGCCGTACAACACCTTCGGCAACTAGGGTTGTGGATTTTCAGGATGGGTCCGTTCTCTCGGAAGCCGATTTGGATAACTCTGCTGACCAGATTTTCTTTATCGCACAGGAAGCCGCAGACACAGCGGCACAGTCGATTATCTTAGACACTGATGCTAAGTGGGAAGCCAACAGTAAACCCATTAAGAACGTAACAAACCCCACAAATGCCCAAGATGCTGTAACTAAGAATTACCTAGAAAACACTTGGTTATCTACAAGTGACAAAACACAACTAAATAACCTCAATACCACAAACCTAAACACAGTCGCGGGGTCCGTCAGTAACGTCAATACGGTTGCTGGGGCCATAACCAATGTCAATACTGTTGCTGGTAAATCCACAGAAATCGCCGCGTTGGGAACGTCAGCAAACGTATCGAACATGGGTACACTGGCAGCTAGTGGTGTCGTTGGAAACATTGCGTCAGTCGCAGGAATTTCATCAGACGTAACCACAGTCGCTGGTAAAGCCAGTTTGATTACTTCAGATTTCGTTAGTGACCTAAATACCGTTGCGGTAACTGACGTAATTAACGACATCAACACGTTAGCCCATAGTGACGTTGTGTCGGACCTCAACCAACTTGCTACCAGTGATTTCGTTAGTGACCTAAATCAGCTTGCGACAACTACAAACGTCAACAATATCAGCACCGTTGCGGGGGCTTTGACTAACGTCAACACGGTTGCGGGTAGCGTTACTAACGTCAACACAACGGCTGGCAGCATCTCTAACGTAAACGCTGTTGCGGGTGACATAAGCAACGTAAACAGCCTAGCGGGTGTTTTAACGGGGAGCACAACGTTTACCGTTACTGTTGCCAATGTGGGCGGTCAGAATGTTTTTGTAGTTGATGGCGTCAACAACCCTGTATTGGCGCTGGTTCGCGGTAACACTTATGTGTTTAACCAAAGTGACGGCACAAACTCGGGCCACCTTATTGCCTTTAAGGACGCGTCAGGAAACGCTTACACGACAGGTGTAACGTCTAGCGGCACCGCAGGGTCATCAGGCGCAACTGTTACTTTTGCGGTTGCCTCTGATGCGCCTTCGTCTTTGCGATATTATTGTAGTGTCCACGGCAACGCTATGGGCAACACTATATCAGCTTCTAGCAATAACTTGACTGTGGTTGCGAGCAGCATTGGCAACGTAAACAATACTGGCGGCTCTATATCGAACGTAAACGCAGTCGGCGGCTCAATCGCAAACGTCAACACGGTCGCTACAAATCTTAGTGGCATCACTGCGTTTTCTGCTGTTTATTCTAGCGGAGGAACTGACCCTAGTAGCAATCTAAACGAGGGTGATTTATTTTTCAACACGAGCAGTGATTCTCTAAAAGTTTACAATGGTTCAGCTTGGGTTGCTGGCGTAACGGCTGGCTCTGGTTTCATGCCCTTGGCTGGCGGTCAGCTTACAGGCAATCTTACAATGTCTGGCAGTCAAACTGTTGATGGTCGTGATTTATCAATTGATGGGACCAAGATAGATGGCATTGAGTCGTCGGCTGATGTAACTGATGCCGTTAATGTTGGCGCAGCTTTAACAAGTTTTACAACTGGCTCTGATGCTACATCTACTGATTTTATTCCCGTTTATGACGTGTCGGCTGGCGCGTGGGAAAAACACACAATCGCCAACGCTGCACTACAGGGTCCACAAGGTCCGCAGGGTGCTACTGGCGCAGCGGGTGCAGCGGGTTCAAATGGTTCTACTGGTTCACAAGGGCCACAAGGGTCAACAGGTAGCACAGGTCCACAAGGTTCAGCAGGCTCAAATGCAACCGTTAGTACAACAACTGGTGCTGTACGCACCTACGCTTTGATGTACAACACTAATACACCGTCTGATTTTACTCCGGGGTCTACTGCATCAGGTAACGGTTTAGGTTACGCAAATACTTTTACATATGGTACCTATGCACACGGCGGCGGCAATAGCTACGCCAGTGGAACTTGGAGAATAATGGGCCACAGCGGCAGGAATAATTTTAACGGAGTTAGTGGCAACCCTAACAATTCAACCTCGCTTTATGTAAGAATATCATAGGGAATAGGCATTATGAGCATCACAATTACGCAAGTGCGCAACGCAATCTCACTACAATCAGACAACACACGTTTGGACGTTGAAATCAATCACCCAGAATACGGTTGGATACCCTATGGGCTAAATTCTGAAGACACTGACACAACCATCAATAACGATGAAATCATGGCTTTAATTGGCACAGACTTCGCAGCATATGTAGCGCCTACCCAAGCGGAGTTAGATGCGAAAGCGGCTGCAAATGTTCGTGCCGAACGTGATTATATTTTGGCTACAGTAGTTGACCCAATGGTGTCTAATGCTCTGCGCTGGGCTGACCTAACATCTGATAAGCAAACAGAATGGTCGCAATATAGAACGAACCTATTGAACGTGCCGCAGCAAGCTGGATTTCCAAATTCTATTACTTGGCCTACTGAGCCTAGCTAACAACATGACCCATGTGTTTGCCCTCATGCTATACGTGGGGGGAAACCTAATAGAACCCCCCATGCACTTCCATAAAATCGAGGCGTGTCTCTACTATGCTAGAGAGGCGGTTCGTCGCTATGGAACAATGGAAACCCAAGAGCATTTTGGATTAGCTTACTGCATCCCCAAGATGGTTAATCCTGAAGAAACGGTGGTTTACTAAAGATGAAACTTAATGAGTGGAACGGGATAACCGTTGTCCTAGCCTTGGCGGGACAGGGGGCTGCAATAGTGTGGGCTGTAAGTGGGTTAGTCAAAGATGTTGAGAGTAACCGACACGATATTAGCGCAATGGCAAGCCGCATGGGAGCTATGGAATCTACCGCACATCACCAAGCGGTAACAATGGCACGTATTGACGCCAACCTAGACGCAATTAGGGGAGCCATAGACCTGATGATTGCCTCTAAATAATTAACTCAGTTAACTTTTAGAAGGATAAGGCCAATGGTTGCCGAAGTATTGGCTGGGATTGCTTTAGTAAAAGCGTCCATCACAGGAATTAAAGGGGCAATAGGAGCCGCAAAAGATATTGGGGCAATTACTAGGGATATAGACAACCTTTTTGACGCCTCTAAGCAGCTTAAAAAAGACGAAAAGATGGCAAAGGCTACGGGTGCCTCTGCAACCCAAATTGTCATTGACCAAGAGTTAGCCAAGGAAGCCATTAAAGAGTGTAAAGAGTTGGTGATAGGTCGCTTTGGATTTAACGTATGGCAAGACATTATTAGACTACAACGGGAACAAGCGTTAGCAGCAAAAAATAAAGCCGCTGCGGAGCGTAGGGCCAAAGAAGAAACTCAGGAAATGCTAGGTGAAATGGCGGTGGTAGGAACCAGCGTGGGCATAGGTATCCTGATAATAAGCGTAGTTGCGGCTGTGCTTCTAGCAATAGGGTAATCCAATGACACTTGAAGAACGACAACATATCGACATGAAGGTGTACCAAGCAAACCGTAGGCATATGTGTTGGGGTGCTATGGGCATGATGCTTTTGTGTACCGCTGCAACCCTATATGACCCTACAAGAATGGCGGCGGCTGAAAGTATCCTTATGGCACAGTACCTTGCTCTTTCGGCTTTGGTGGGTGCGTATTTCGCAGTGGGCCATAAAGAAGTATGATTGGCCCCATAGTATCCGCAATCAGTGGTCTTGCTAGTAGTTACATAGACGGTAAGACCGCTATCCAAAAGGCAAACGCAGAGATAGCCCTAAAGAAAGCCACAAGCGAAACCGATTGGGAACAGTCGGCTATAGAGGCTTCTAAGGACAGTTGGAAGGACGAGCTTTGGACAGTAGTTTTCGTGCTAATTCTAGCGGCTAATTTTGTGCCTTCTCTACAGGACCACATGGCAATCGGTTTTGAGAACCTTGAGAACTGCCCAAGCTGGGTCCAATGGGGAATGTATGCGTCCATAGCGGCATCCTTTGGGTTCCGTACTCTCAAGGGCTTTAAGAAATGACGGTGGTGCAGTTTCCACAGGTTGATGGTGTAGCCAAGCAACGCCTTGAGTTAGAACGCCAAACACAAACCATTGCAAAACAAGCCCAAGAGATTCGCAGGAAAATAGCTAATGAGAACAAGAGATTACAAAAAAGAATACGAGCAGTATCACGGGACACCCATACAGAAAAAACGTAGGGCAGGGCGTAACTCCGCTAGGCGATACATGGTAGCAATGGGTCGCGCTAGGAAAGGCGATGGTAAGGATGTTGACCACAGGAACTTTAACACCAACGATAACCGACCCTCAAATCTCCGCATAATGTCCCAAAGTGAAAACAGAAAGAAACAAAGATGACTAGAAAAGTATCAGAGGTTCTTAACGACCTTCATGGGGCCTTGGCTGAAGAACTGCTGGACCGAGTGCGTAGTGGTGAAGCCAAACCATCAGACCTTGGAGTAGCTGTTAAGTTCCTGAAGGACAACGGTATTGAAGCTATCCCAACGGACGGTTCGTACCTACAGCAATTATTTGAGGAACTTCCTTTTGACGAAGACGAAGAAATCAAACTCATCAAAACTCACTGACTTCAGGAACTTCCTGTATATGGTTTGGAAACACCTAAACCTCCCACAACCAACCCCCATACAATACGATATCGCTGAGTACCTACAGAATGGTCCTAGGCGGGAAGTCATAGAAGCCTTCAGGGGCGTAGGAAAATCCTACATTACCAGTGCCTTTGTGGTCCACCAACTACTGCTAGACCCAGAGATTAAAGTTCTGGTTGTTAGTGCCTCTAAAAACCGAAGCGATGACTTCAGTACCTTCACCCAAAGACTAATCAATGACATGCCCGTACTGCAACACTTGCGGCCCAGAGACGAACAAAGAAACTCAAAGATATCCTTCGATGTGGGTCCAGCGGGACCTAGCCATAGCCCTAGTGTTAAGTCTGTGGGTATAACTGGTCAGCTATCGGGGTCCAGAGCCGACATAATAGTAGCCGACGATATCGAGATTCCCAACAACTCAGCAACCCAAATGATGAGGGAAAAACTAGCGGAAGCCGTCAAGGAATTTGATGCTGTACTCAAGCCCGATGGTCGCATAATCTACCTAGGAACCCCACAAACCGAAATGTCTCTCTACGAGGAACTCCCTAGTCGGGGCTATGACGCCCGTATCTGGCCTGCTAGATATCCCTCAGAGGCCGTGAGAAGCCGCTACAGTGGCAGGTTGGCCCCTTTGGTCACAGACCTACTTGACAGAGACACTGAGGGCCTCACAGGGCTTCCCACGGACCCTCTGCGATTTACCGATGAAGACCTGTTGGAACGCGAGCTATCCTATGGACGCTCTGGGTTCAGCCTACAGTTCATGCTGGACACCTCATTATCAGATGGAGACAGGTATCCCCTGAAGCTCTCAGACCTCATAGTGATGCCCCTTGATAACGACAAAGCTCCCGAAAAGATTATCTGGGGAAGAAACCCGCAGTACGAAATCAAAGAACTTCCAAATCTGGGGCTGGCTGGTGACAAGTATTATGGCCCCAGTGACACCGTAGGAAGCTACCTAGATTACACAGGGTCCGTCATGGCTGTGGACCCCTCTGGTCGAGGGGCCGATGAGACAGCCTATGCAGTCGTAAAGATGTTGTCTGGTCAGTTGTTCGTAACGGATGCTGGAGGCGTCAAAGGGGGCTACTCCAGTGAAGCCCTACAAGCCCTCGCTGTGGTAGCCAAAAGAAACAAGGTTAACGAAATAATTGTGGAGAGTAACTTTGGGGATGGGATGTTCACAGAACTCTTCAAGCCCGTCCTGTATAAAGTCCACGATGTAACCATTAACGAAGTCCGACATTCCAAACAAAAGGAACACAGGATTATAGATACACTAGAACCCGTTATGAACCAACACCGCCTAGTCTTTGACCCCAAGGTGATTGAGCGGGATTGGCAGAGTGTCCAAGGGTACTCCCAAGAGAAAGCCCCAAAGTATTGCTTGGCCTACCAAATGACCCGCATAACAAACCTACGGGGAGCCTTGGCCCACGATGACCGATTGGATGCCCTGAGTATGGCGGTATCCTACTGGACAGAACAAATGGCAGCTTCAGCCGACAAAGCGATGTTCGACAGAAAAGAAGAGTTGCTTATGGACACCCTAGAAAGGTTCTCAACAGGTTCGTTACTCAAGAAACAACAGGCCCCAGAAACAACCCAATGGTTCACTGTCCACTAGGTTGTCGATTAATGGACATCTTCGGGAGGGTCCATATATATCTATAGTACCCCTATAGTAGCAGTAAGGCTTTTATAGACACACACCCACATGGATATATCCCTATAGATACTACTCCCTATAGGAGCCAATAGTAGTCCCTTTAAGGAGGTAGATAATGGTAGTCTATGTGATTGTTATGGTCCTTACTCATCAGGACCTCTTTAGTGTCCAAGCGCCCAACAATACCTTTAGGACCCTAGAGGATTGTGAGGTAGCCAAAAAGACCTTCCTAGAAATACTAGAAATCAGTAAGCCGCATAAGGATGCCTATTCAGTAGGTCAATGCGTGTCTGTTTCTTTAGGAGCCGATGCGTAAAGGTACAGGATACACTCTGGTATTGCTCTGAAGGGGTCCAAAGTTTTCACAGAAAAATCCGAAAGGGTACTTCTACGTACCCATCACGCGCTTACCCCCCGTACCCCTTCGCCCCTGTGTGTCACATCAAGGGGGCCCGTGGGGGGTGTGGGTATCGCTTGGGCTTGCCTATGGGCTTGTTTCGACACAATGCAGGGCCACAATGCCCCAAGGTTTGCCACAATCTCTTGTATCTAATTGATTTTATTGTGTTGGATTAGTTCAATAGTCTAATACTCAGGATATCAAAGGCGTGAATAGTTAACTCAGTTAATTTTATCGGGTAGGCCTTGGGCTTGTCGCTGAGTTGCGCTGAGTTGCCCCTAAAATCCTAAAGTTAACTAAGTTAATTATCTGGCCTTTCCCTATTTAATCCCATCTATTTTTTTTCTTCTTTTCCACAATGACCCTTAGACTTACCTTATCCACTCTGGTATACATGTAGGTGCAAAGGGGGCGATAGACCGCCTTGCATAAACCCAAGTTAACAAAAGGAACATACACAATGACCTCCAAAACCGTAACAACAGCAGAAGCCCAACGCCTCCACAATAGCCAAGCCTTGAACCCTGCCTTTGGGGATGTTCAGGCAACCTGCCAAAACATCATAGATATTGAGAACGGCCTTAAGTTATCTTCTGCTGGCCTCAAGGATGTATCCACAACGCTCTTTAATCAAGTTCGCAAGATATCCAAAACTGAAGGCCTTGCGGCCCCCGATATCTTTAATCACCTTTCGTTTCTCATGGGCTTTGACCATTGGGCAGACAAAGAGACGGGCGCGCCGGACATATCAGGCCCCAAGGTTAAGACAGGCGGGGGTGCATGGCCCAAGGGCAAACTGTCAACCTATCGTTCGTACATCAAGAAATATGAGGAAGTCACCAAAGGCCCCATACATAAGGCCCCTGACATGGTTGCAGTACGTGACGCAATCAAGCCCCCAAAGTCTGACAATATCCTATTGGATGAACTGAGGGCTTATCAGAGCAAAGACAATAAAGACTTTACAGACACACAGCGCGAAGTAGTGGACGCCAAGCTGCACAAAATGATGATTGCGGTAATCGCTGAGGAACGCAAGGCGGTCCAAGCCATTGCAGCGCAAGCGGCAAAGGTTGAGGCAGACGCCATTGCAGCGACACGCGACACAGCAAAGAAAGAGGCCGCTGCAAAAGCCAAGGCCAAGAAAGCGGCAAAGACCAAGGAAGCCAAAGAGGCCAAGGACGCGGCAAAGGTTCTTGAGGCATCCAACGTGCAATCAAAGCCTGTTAAGAAACAAGCGGCCCCAGTAAACCCAAGGGCCAAGGGCGGCAAAGGTAAGTCTGCAAGCGCTGGTATGATGTCTTTGGCTAACCTGTTTGGCTCTGAGGAAAAGCCTCATGCGTCTGGTCTTTGATATGCGTAACTTTCTCAATGACCTTGCTGGTCTAACTATTATCTTTGGGTCAACCTACGCGGCCCTTACAGTTCAATGGTGGGTGCCTTGGTTAATCACTAAATTCAACTAACCAACACATACACACAAACACACACAAACGACCTAGGGGGCCTTGCAGAAATGCAGGGCCTCAAGGCGTTAACATGATAGGAACTAAAGACATGACACTAGAAGAAACACGCGAACAACAGAAAGCCCTTTATCATGTAGTCGGAGACTTAGAGACACCCGATGAAAAGGGCCGCATTGTAATTACCTTGTTGCACCAATCAGACACACTGTCGGGGGCCAAGGGCTGGATTGTTAGGTACGTTAAGAATGGCGAGATGGGGGGCTATGATACAATAGACGTTCTTGAACCTGAAGACGCCCAAGGCTACCGATATCATCGCTGTCAATTTGAAAGGGACTATGGGTGGAACCATTATTAAACCAATAGGCATACAATAGGCACACAATGGGCGAGCTTTCGGGCTTGCCCTTTTTTTGTCCCTTTTTCCTTTTTACTTCTCTTTTGTTTTTTCTTTGATGATAGGACGAATACCGTATACCGCCAATTAATTAACTTATTTTGCTTTTTCAGTATCAATAATTGACCCAAGACCTAAAGTCTGATAACCTAGTTATATCAAGGGGTTACGTCTTTTTGTTCGTTCCCTTTGAATACCAAGAAACACCCTAAAAAATTAACTCAGTTAACTCTATAAAGGAGTACACACAATGCAACTTCATGCAGACCTAAAGCTGTGGGAATATCCAGAGTCATACGCAGGGGCCACTCACTATGGCTCTTATGTTTTCCTAGGCCAACACCGCGACAGTGACACACTAAGCGAAAGCAACTTTGCGGTTGGCCTCAAGGCCCTTGGGGGCGAAAGCGATACCGTCAAGGTTATCCGAGAGGGTCATTGGGCGGTTGGTTGGCTTGAATGGATAGCCATTGACCAGAGCGACACCAAGGCCCTGCAATTAGCCAGTGCCATGTATGACGAGCTAGAGGATTACGCAGTGCTTTGCGACGAACACCATTCCGAGCTTGAGCATACCTATGCGGCTAATCAGTGGGAAAGCTATTCAGTCCGTGACCGAGCGTCCTTGTGTCGTGAAGCGGGTATTTCCAAGTTTGCCGCAAGGCGTGACTGCGTACCCCATGATGACCAAGGGTACATTCAACAATCTTTATTGGGGTATTGAGCCATGAGCGATTGCACATATAAACTGCGTGTCATTGACATAATAGTTCACAGATGGGGCGAGAATGGTCAAGGCGAACACGTTTGTAACAAGGGCGGGTACACCATTGGTTCTTTTGATACCATTCCGAAGGCCAAGGCTGAATTAGCCGAGTTCTTTGGATATGAGCCGGATTATGAGGCTTATGAAGGCGAGGATTATGTTTGTTGCACCATCCTTGAAAACGAGGACGCCTACGCCGACCCCAATGGTGAATACATAGCTGATTACGTTGTTACTATGGACAAGGTTTGCACCGTGTCGAACTGGGGTATTGAGCCATGCAGTTAACCAAGCAACAAGCCAAGTCCCTGCTTACCAAGTGGCACGAAGGACAACATGAGAACGGCAGTACAAGAGACGTTAGTTTTCTAGCGTTTCGCCGCACCGTAAATCCCGCATTCCACATGGACAACGCCGTTACCGTCCAATGGTGCGGCATGCGGTTAGCCATCGAAACCGATGGTTACACCCACTCATAAAAAATTAACTCAGTTAACCCTGCAGGAGTACATAAAATGTACCGTACCTTTACGCGCACTTGGTGGAAGAACAACCCCAAGTGGCCCAACGGCCTAGAGCCTCACGCTGGTCGCAAAACCTATCACGAAACCTTTGCTACTGAAGATGAGGCAAGGGCTTTCTGTTGTGATTACAACGACACCCACAATGCAGGTCGGTTGTCCCGTAAGATGGAGTATACCGATGACGCCTAATGATGTTTCGTATGCCCATTGCGTCACTATTAAATTCTTGGGGCCAACAGACTACAGGCCCTCAAGATACAAGGTGACTTTCCGCAATTCTCAGTTTGAACGTGTGTCCAAAACCATCAGCAAAGATGCCATTACTAATCTCGCAGATGTTGGTTTGTTTGGGGAATACCATGAGCGTCAAGGTGTAGCACATTGGGGCGCTAACGTATTCCTTGAATACCTCAATAGCCTAGACTGCAACCACCGTGACCCGATGATACTTCTAAAGGTAGTCACTGCTTCTATAGATGCGGATACTGACGCCGTATTCATAAATGCTGGCTACCAAAACCCATGATGACGGACACCGTTGGATGTAACCAATGCGGCTACCCCAAAACTGGGGTGGTCATGTCTATCACCGAAAACCGCAATGGCCTGAGATACCAACGCCGCAAGCGTAAGTGTCACCGTTGTGGTGCCTCATACCACACCATTGAAATCATGGAGGATACCAATGAACGCAACAGCGATACAGAAACAAATAGATTACGTCAGGGCCATGGATGAGGCCCATGAATACCGTTGCCCTCACTGTGGCAGGCGCAGCACTAAACTAGCCTCACAGATAACGTGCCAACACTGCCAGAAACCAGTGACGCACCTTTTGAATATCTACGGGCAGTTTCGGACCACCAAGAAGGGCTACGAATACAAGGGCAGTGCCGTCAATGCAATGTGACCGATGCCAAAAACCAGCGGTCTTTATCAAGCGGGGTACTCAGTACCTCTGTGCTGACTGCGAACTAGAGGAAATACGCAATGTTAATAAAAAGAACGTCCCTCGTATCGGGGAAAACCCACGTAGTAGAAATTGACGTTACACCTGCCCAGATTACGGAGTGGAAAAACGGGGCCTTAATCCAAGATGTTATGCCCGACCTATCACCGACAGACCGTGAGTTCCTCATGACGGGGATTACGGATGTTGAGTGGGGGGAAGCCTATGCCTAGGCCCATGGACAAACGGGCGATAATCAACAGGCAGGCACAGAATACCACGACAGAACGGTATACCTGTTCGTTCACCCGCAAACAACTGGACGGCTTACGTTCGTTAGCGCGGGAGAAAAGCCGACAACAGAATACCAGAGTGTCGGTGCAAGACCTTATCAGACAAGCAATCAACAGAACCTTTGGAGGTAAATACACATCATGAATACCACAGATACAGAAATCCACGGATACCTTATCGACCCCTTTGCTGAGACAGTGACACAGGTTGCCTATGAGGGTGACTGTACGTGTATCTATAAGCACATCAAGGCCAGCTTGTTTACTTGGGTGTACCTTGAGGACAGCGATGAAATCTATGTCGATGACGAGGGTCTTTATAAGGATGACCAGCGGTTCTTCACATTCAAGGGATACCATGAACCACTGGCGGGTCGGGGGCTTGTTCTTGGGGCCAACGCTGAAGGGGATACCACTAGCCCAAAGATTACCATGGAAAAGTTAACTGAGTTAATTTCCTTTGGTGACGTTTGGGACCTCATGAAGAAAGCGGGGTAATACCATGAATAAACTTACACCAGACCAACACTTCATCGACGCCACACCGTCTTGGGTGGAAATGGCGGTAATCATTGAAATGCTGTTTAAGAATGGCACCAATGAGGGCCAAGAGACAGCCCGACAGGAACTAAGAAAGATGGGCAGACTAGCAGATGCCTACGTGTCTCAACTAAAGGAAGCTGTTTAGTGCTTCAGGAAATCATAGCTAGGGCATTTTGTAATATCTTTGCCCTCTTTGTTCTATGGGTGTGGTTCAAGATACTTACAGGCATCTATGTACAATAACCACATATGCACAATAATCCCCCTTGACAGGTATCACAGTGATATAACAATCTACTCAGTACCTTTACAGATTCGGGGATAATTTAGGAGAAAGCAGTAGTAATGAATAATTGGTTTGTTACCCTTGGTAACTTTGAGATATTTATGGAACCTTCCAACGAAAGTGGGTGGTTCTGTAAAGTAATACGAGAACCTATGAATACACATATCTGGTTGTTTAATAGATTTCATATCCTAATCAGCAACAATGGAGAAAGACAGTGACAGAGTACCTACAGTTTTACATACCAAAGGGCATGAGGGGGTTCGTGTGGCGTAAGTTTACGTTCTGTTTCAACTCTGTCATATCCATGGTTCACCATATACGAACAGCGACCCCAAGCGAAGACAGGCGGGAACAAAATGCCACTGCTGGTATTTGCAATTCTATAGCCATCTTTGGGTTTGTCCCAATTGTAAGAATCCTAGCCAAGCCAATTTTATATAGCTAAAGAACTTACAAAAAAGGATACCAGTTAGTGACCCAACCAAATCTTAAAAAAACATTGCTTGCCTTTGAGCAATTCAGAGCAATCAATCCTGCAATGCCCGTTCAACAAGTACAGACGTTTATTTTTGTTGGTGAGAACCAAGACAACCATGGCGGTGTATCCATAAAGGATATCGCTGAAGGTCTTGGGTTTTCTCAGGCTTCAGCGTCTAGGAACGTGGCAGCATTTACCGCTTGGACCCGTCATAAGAAAGAAGGTCCTGATTTGTTGGTGGCTATTGAAGACCCACAAAACCGTACACTTAAAAAAGTCTCACTTACTGCCAAAGGGCGTAGGCTAAGAGACACATTATTGGAGTTAACCCACTCATGACAATCACTCAACGAGGAAAGGGGTGGCTGGCAACAGTCACCCATTTAGGGAATCGCGCACGTCAGCAATTCTCCACATATGCAGATGCTACACAATGGGAAGCCTCTGCGAAACACGCCATTATTCTTGGTAAACCTATGCCAGAAGTTAACCGAGTTAACCAAATAGGCTGGACCCTTGGGGATGCCGCAGACCGTACATTCAGAACACGGTGGAAAGGCAAGGCATCTGAGAAAACCAACTTGGTAAACATGAGGCACCACATGAATTACTATGGGGATAAGATGCCCCTTAGTGACTTGAATACCGAGCAGATAGATGACCTGATACTGGACTTGAGAGAGCGTAGGTATTCAGGGGCTACCATTAATCGGATACTAATGAACCTCTCGCGTTGTCTTCGGACTGCGCGGGAGTACGGCAAGATGGACCACAAGCCCACAATCAACAGAGAGCCTGAAGGGGAACACCGCCTTCGTTGGTTGACCACTGCCGAGTGTGATAGGATTATCAGCAGCGCACAGGAACTAGGATATCTACACGTTAGGGACGCCATTGTGGTTGCGCTTGATACAGGAATTAGGCGTGGTGAGTTGTTTCGCATTACACCCGCAGATATCACTAGGCAGGGCCTTGGGGTTTGGATAACTAAGAACATGAAGGGCCGTATTATACCGTTGACCAAACGGGCTAGGGCTGTTCTTGAGTCGCGTGTATCACAGTGTGAGCATAGAACCTCTCTGGTGTTTCCACAGACCAACATTAACAGGACCCCATGGTATCGCGTAAAGTACCATGCTGACATGGATAAGGACGTTGTTTGGCATACCCTGCGTCATACCTTTGCTTCCCGCTTGGTTCAGAGGGACGTACCAATCCAACACGTTCAGAAACTTATGGGCCACAAGACCATTCAGGTTACAATGCGGTATGCTAAGATTGCCGATGCAAACCTAGGAAACGCAATAGCAGCACTAGACAATATGTCTACTGTGTGAAAATGTGGCATTTCCCGTGGCATACACGGGGTTTTGTGGCGCGGGTGTGGTGGAATTGGTAGACACAAGGGACTTAAAATCCCTCGCTTTCAACGGCTTACGGGTTCGAGTCCCGTCACCCGCACCATAAACTCAGTCTTAAAATGTAACCACAGACCTGTCCACATTGGTATACCCTTTAAAATATAGCTATACTGGCATATTGCAGGGTTATCCTGAACGTATCCACATGTGTTAGACTTTATACCCTATGCCACAAAAACCTGTGGCGTGGTGGCTAATCAACCAAGGAAACATAATGAACAATCATCTCTATGAAATACAGAGAACCCTTGAGGCCGACATGCAGCAAAAGGGCGTGGACTATTATCGCTCAGAGGTCCTGAAGGCACAGGGCCAAGGTAACGAAAGTACAACCCTGTATGGCATCCTTGCAATGAAGAAATCAGTAGACAGCGTGGTGTTTGCTATAAACAATTTTCTGGACGAGGCGTTTACTGGACGGGCTGGGCGGCTATCCAGTGCGGGACATTTGGTATCCCTGTTGGAACCTGAGACTGCCGCATACCTGTCTTTGAAATCTACTATGGATAGCGTGAGCAAAAACCAGACACTCACCAAGGCGGCTATGTCAATCGCGGGGATGCTTGAGGACCAGTTCAAGTTTACTCTGTTCGACAATCAGGAACCAATGTGGTTCAGGCGTATCAAAGACGAAGTGAACAAGCGCACCAGCAACCGATATTATCGTCGGTATGCCATTATCCACACGATGAATAAGAAAGCCTTGGTGGACTACGAGCCATGGTCCAAGCAGGAAAAAATGCACCTTGGGTGTAAAATGATTGACCTAATTATTCAGGCAACAGGTTTGTTTGAATTGACTACCCACACATTCGGGAGAACTAAGCGGGTCCTGTATCTACAGCCCACCAAAGAAACGCTTGAGTGGATTGAGAATATCAACCTCAAGGGCGAAGTCATAAGCCCCCGATACATGCCCTGTGTTATACCACCCCGTCACTGGCATGGCCCTTTCGGTGGGGGATACCACACGAAGCACATTCGGCCCTTGCCTGTGGTTAAGACAGTCAACCGTCGATACCTAGAGGAAATGGAGTGGCACGAAATGCCAGCAGAGTACGAGGCCCTCAATTCATTACAAGCGACTAGCTGGGAAGTGAACACAGAGGTCCTAGAGGTCATGCGACAGGCATGGGAGACAGGAGACAGTTGGGGTGGACTACCACAGCGAGAGGATTACCCGCTGCCCCCAAGCCCCTTCCCAGATTTGAAGAAAGCCAACATGAATGACGCACAGCTTCTACAGTTCCGTGAGTGGAAACACGCAGCTTCCCGCATACACCAGAGTAACGCACGATTGACAAGCAAACGGCTTCAGCTTGTTCGTACCGTTGCTATGGCAGAGAAGTTCAAAAAGTTCCGAGAGTTCTTCTTTGTTTGGCAGAATGATTTTCGTGGGCGTAAGTACGTTGTGAGTTCGTTCCTCAGTCCCCAAGGACCTGACTATGCCAAGTCGCTACTGCGGTTCTCCAAGGGCGTAGATTTGACCGCTGAAGGCCAGTATTGGCTTGCGGTACATGGGGCTAATTGCTTTGGAGAGGATAAGTGCAGCTTTGATGACCGTAGGGCGTGGGTTCTGACTCACGATATGGACATTCGGGCCTGTGCTGCCGACCCCATGGGTTATACCATGTGGACCAAAGCTGGCGACCCTTGGATGTTTCTTGCGTTTTGCTTTGAGTGGGCCAGTGCGGAGATTGGGAAGCCCTCACGATTACCAGTGTCTCTTGATGGGTCCAACAATGGACTGCAACACCTGTCTGCCATTGGCCTCTGTGCCTCTGGGGGAGAAAGCACCAACCTAATACCGAGTGATGTTCCCCGCGACATTTATCAGGACGTTGCTGATGCAGTGATAGTTGTTTTGGAAAGCCGCAAGGCCCATGACCCCATGGCGGCGCAATGGCTTGAATTTGGTGTGTCCCGCAAGACCACCAAGCGGCCTGTGATGGTGGTTCCTTACGGTGGGCGTATATACTCGACCAGAAAGTACATTGAGGATTACATAGTGGACCGCACAGAGGCAGGGCATAGCAACCCATGGGGCCATGACCTATTCGGCCCTAGTCACTATCTCAGTTCGATTGTGTGGGAATGTATCTCAGAGGTGATTGTAAGTGCGCGGGTGGTTATGGATTGGCTTCAAGAAATATCGTCTACCGTGTCCAAAGAAAACCTCCCCGTTATCTGGGAGACACCCACAAAGTTTTTAGTCCACCAGATGTACCCTGAAACTAGGTCCCGAAGGATAGTAACGCACATAGACAACAGCCTTATCAAACCACAGGTGCGCGAACAGGACTTCACTAAGTCCGACAGGCGCAGGGCAGTCAACGGGGCCTCACCAAATTTCATACATTCGCTGGACAGCGCAGCGATGACCCTCACGATAAATAGGTGTGTCCAAAAGGGCATTACAGACTTCGCAATGGTGCATGACAGCTACGGGGTACATGCCTCAAATGTTCCTGTGCTTTTTGAAGAAACGAGGGTTGCTTTTTACGAAATGTATGCACAGAATGAGGTACTAGAGCAGTTTAGAATGTGTGCTCTTGAGGTAGTTGATGATGTACCAGATACCCCCGCAAAAGGTGATTTGGACCTAGCTTTGGTTAAGGAATCCAACTACTTTTTCGCATAAAACATCCACTTTGGTACAATGTGCATATTATGGGACATTATAGCATGACCAAAACCACAGAGTGGCTAATTGCACAACACGAAATTCATCGTCTGAGGGACATGATAATTCCCACGGACCTGACAGCCAAGCTCATTGAAGCGGGTATCGAACCTTCTGCACTCCAAGCGGAAAAATTAACTGAGTTAACTCACGATGAAGAGGATACATTTTATGAGTTACGCGACTACGAAAGCTGGTGAGGCCCTGTGGGTCAACGCCTTTGTGCCTGACTTCAAGTTTGACGAGAACGGTGTCTACAATATGAAGTTTCGCCTACGTGGTGAGGAGGCAATGGAGCTTCAAGAGACTGTAGACAATCACCACTCTAACTCTAAGGCAAGAGCCAAAGAGGAAAACCCTAAGAAGAAAATCAAAGAGGCAAGTTTGCCATATACCGAAGTCTTTGATGAGGACGGTAATGAGACAGGCGAGCTTGAGTTTACCTTTAAGCAGAAGGCCGTAATCACCACCAAGAAAGGCCCCATGGACATGAGCGTTGCTGTGTTCGATGCAAAGGGCAGTCCCATTACTAAGCCTGTCAGTATCGGTAATGGCTCAGAGGTTATCGTGGCCTACGAACCATACCTTTACTACGTGGGTTCAATGGGTGCGGGTGTCACCCTGCGCTTTAAGGGTCTTCAAATTCTCAAGTTAGTAGCACCCCCAAGTAAGGATGGGGATGAAGCGGATAGCTACGGCTTCAAGAAACAACAGGAAGGATACGAGAGCAAAGAAGAGAGCAGTGATGACCACTACGAAGACGAAGAAGACCAAAGCCCCTTCCAAGACGAAACCAAAGGCAACGATGCCGAAGAAGAGGACTTTTAGAAGCGGCTTTGAAAAGACTGTAGCCATGGCCCTAGATAGGGCAGGGGTTAACTATGAGTACGAGGCTTACCGCCTTCCGTATATCGTAGAACGCAACTACCTTCCTGATTTTAGATTGCCTTCAGGCGTCTTCATTGAGGCCAAAGGTTACTTCAAATCTGCTGACCAACGCAAACACAAGCTACTGAAACAACAATCTCCTGACATAGAGGTAAGGTTCGTTTTTCAGAACGCACGTGGGCGTGTTCAAGGGAGCCGTTTATCCTGTGCCGAGTGGTGCGAGAAACACGGCTTTCTGTATGCAGAAACCAAAGTTCCCAAAGAATGGATAAAGTAAATGGCAGAACGCAAAGAAACTGACTTTGTGGTTATTCATTGCAGTGCAACCAAGCCTGACATGGATATCGGAGCAAAGGACATTGACCGATGGCACCGCCAAAAGGGATGGCGCAAAATCGGATACCACTACGTGATTAAGCGTGATGGAACCATCGAAGAAGGCCGCGACCTTGGCGAAGTCGGCGCACACGCCAGAGGCATCAACAGTAAATCCGTGGGCATATGTATGTCTGGGGGTATCGCTGATGACGGCAAGTCCGAAGACAACTTCACCGATGAACAGTGGAACGCTCTAGGGCCGCTGGTCAACCAAATGAAGGTAGCGTTTCCCGATGCTGAAGTGTTGGGCCACCGTGACCTTCCTAATGTGGCAAAAGACTGCCCATGTTTTGATGTGAGGGAATGGTGGAAAGAGACGGAAGTGAGTTCATAGCGCACACACCATGCCCTGCCTGTCCATCGTCTGACGGCTTTGCGCTGTACGACGATGGGCATGGCTACTGTTTTAGCTGTGGGCATTACGAAGGAACCAATCAACATACAGAAGAAAGGAGTTCACCCAAAGTGAACACTGAGTTAGTTAACCAAGGCGATAATAGAGCGTTAGCAAAACGCCACATTACTGAAGAGACTACCAAGAGATTTGATTACCAGATTGGTAAGTTCAAGGGTAAGACTGTTCAGATAGCCAACTATAAAAACAACAGCGGCACAACGGTTGCCCAGAAACTACGTTTTCCCAATAAGGACTTTTTGTTCATTGGGGATACGAAAGAAGCTGGCCTTTATGGTCAATGGATGTGGCGCGATGGCGGCAAGAGATTGGTGGTCGTAGAAGGTGAGATAGACTGCCTCTCTGTATCTCAAGTAATCGGCAAGAATTGGCCCGTAGTGTCTGTCCCGACAGGCTCAAAGGGCGCAAAGAAAGCCATGCAAAAGCAACTTGAGTGGCTCTGCAAATTTGAGAGCGTCATATTGATGTTCGATAGTGACGATGCGGGTAAGGAAGCAGCAAAGGAATGTGCTGGTTTGTTCCCTGCGGGTAAAGCTAAGATTGCCCTGTTACCCCGCAAAGATGCCAATGAAATGTTGGTTGCTGGGGATACCAAGGAAATCACCAACGCCATGTTCGATGCCAAGCCCTTCAGACCCGATGGGATTGTCAACGGTACTGAGCTTTGGGACGTAGTTACCAGTGAGGACAATACGGTATCCTTTGACTACCCCTATGCTGGCCTCAACGCTAAGACCCTTGGGCTACGCAAAGGCGAGATTGTCACTGTTACCGCTGGCAGTGGCATAGGTAAGTCACAGCTTTGCCGTGAGTTCTCCCACTTCCTTCTGACACAGGGGGAAACCGTGGGTTACATAGCACTTGAAGAAAGCGTCAAGCGTACCTCTTTGGGCCTTATGTCACTAGCCATAAACAAACCACTTCATCTTGGGACCGTTGAGGTATCACAAGACGAACTGAAGGAAGCCTTCGACACGACCCTTGGTACAGGCAGGGTCTTTTTGTACGACCATTGGGGTTCTACCGACAGCCAAAATCTCATGGATAAAATTAGGTATCTTGCCAGTGGGTGTGAGTGTGGTTGGGTGATACTCGACCATATCTCAATCGTTGTTTCGGGCATGGAAGGGGGCGACGAAAGACGCCTCATAGACAACACCATGACCAAGTGTCGGGCCTTAGTGGAAGAACTAAAGATTGGCCTCATTCTTGTCAGTCACCTCAAGCGGCCTGAAGGCAAGGGACATGAGGAAGGCGGTAGGACAACATTGGCTCAATTACGTGGTTCCGCTGGTATCGCACAACTCTCAGATATCGTGCTGGGATGTGAACGCGACCAACAGGACCAAGAGACAGGCAACATGACCGTTGTTAGGGTCCTGAAGAACAGATGGACGGGCGAAACGGGCGTAGGGTGTTTGTTGGAATACGACAAATACACTGGGCGTATGACAGAGATTTCTTCGGCAGAGTTCGATGATGACGATGCTGTTGTAAAGTTTCCCGCTGCAACTTCCGAGTTTTAATTAGTTACTCCCGCGAGAGGACGTATAGATGAGACTTCTGTTTGATATCGAAACAGACGGTTTGTTGGACTCCGTTACAAAGGTCCATTGCCTTGTTGCCAGTGATATAGATACTGGCGATGAATACTATTGGGAACAAAGGGATATCGTTACTGGTATCAGGTTCCTTCAGACAGCCAAGATGCTTTCTGGGCATAACCTTGTTGGCTTTGACCTTCCTGTGTTGGCAAAGCTGTATCCCAAAGAAAAGTTAACTGGGTTAACAATTCGGGACACGCTGGTTATGTCACGGCTTATCTGGCCTGACCGTAAGGACAGGGACTTCAAGCTGTTCCGAATGGGCAAGCTGCCCCCGAAGATGATAGGACGCCACAGCCTCAAGGCTTGGGGGTATCGCCTTGGGGAATATAAGGGTGAGTTCGCAGAGGAAACTGATTGGTCAGAGTACAGCCAAGAAATGCTGGACTACTGCCGACAGGACGTAAAGCTAAACGTCAAGCTATTCCACAAGATAGAAGCCCTTGGGTATAGCGAAGATGCCATTCAGCTAGAACACGATATCCATTCAATCCTGATTCAACAGCAGAAAGATGGGTTTCCCTTCGATGAACGTAAGGCACAGGAATTGTTCGTTACCCTAAATGAAAGACGCATGGGTATCGAAGCGGAACTAACCACCAACCAATCCCCTTGGATAGAAGAAATAGAGTTCATCCCAAAGAGGGACAACCGTACTCGCGGTTACGTCAAGGGGGAGCCATTTATTAAGCGCAGGGAAATCCCGTTTAACCCCAGTAGTCGTGAGCATATCAGTCGGTTGCTCATGGAGAAACATGGGTGGGAGCCTTCTGAGTTTACAGACACAGGCATCCCCAAGGTGGACGAAAAAATCCTCAGTGAACTTGAGTACCCAGAGGCTAAACTCCTGAATGAATACCTTATGTTGCAGAAACGCATTGGGCAACTTTCGGACGGAGCGCAAGCATGGATGAAGCTAGTAAAGGACGGGAAAATTCATGGAAGTGTCAATCATATGGGCGCAGTTACGTCACGATGTACGCACCAAAATCCCAACACTAGCCAAATTCCTAGCGTATCGGCTGAGTATGGTGTGGAGTGTCGTAGTCTTTTTCACGCACCTAATGGTTTTGTGGTCCTTGGGGCTGATTGTTCTGGTTTGGAATTGCGTTGCTTGGCCCATTTCATGGCTCTTTATGATGATGGTGAATATGCTGATATCTTGCTTAACGGAGATATCCATACGGCAAACCAACTTGCGGCTGGATTACCCTCACGCGACATGGCTAAGACATTCATTTACGGTTGGCTTTACGGGGCAGGCGACGAGAAAATTGGTAAGATTGTGGGTAAAGGCAGTAAGGAGGGAGCTAGGTTAAAGAAAGAATTTCTAAGTAAAACCCCAGCCTTGGATAAGCTGCGAAATGCGGTCAACAAAGGCGCACTCAGGGGTTATCTCTATGGACTCGACAGGCGCAAGATGCCTGTCAGACACGCACATGCCGCAATGAATACCCTACTGCAAGGATGTGGGGCAGTCATTTGTAAGCGATGGGTTGTTGAGTTCCATAAATTACTAAAAGAGCAAGGCTTTACCCACGGCAAGGATTATTGGCAAGCCGCCTTTGTCCATGACGAGGTGCAGGTAATTGTTCGACAAGAGGTAGGAGATACCATTGGTAAACTCTGTATCGAAGCAATCAAAAAAGCGGGTACGTACTACAATTTCCGTATCCCACTCGACGGGGAATACAAGCTCGGAAAAAACTGGGCTGAAACCCACTAAGGCTAACCGAAAGAAGTTTGACCTAGATTTGGCCTATGGTGAACTTCATGAAACTGAGTTCCTAAATGTCCTGAAGAATAAGAAGGTCGAAGTGAAGACCGAGAGGGACAAGTGGGTTAAAACAGGCAACATCTGCATTGAGTACCAAAGCTACGGGAAACCCAGCGGGATTGATGCTACTGAGGCCGACTATTGGGTTCACAACCTAGCTATAGGCGACGATGTTTATTGTCGTTTGTTGTTTTCTGTGGACACCCTTCGCAAGATTATTCGGGAACCAAACAAATTCAAAACTGTTTTTGGTGGGGATAACAACGCTTCCCGAATGTATCTAATCAAACTCTCCAAGCTGTTCAACAAAGAACAACTAGAGATTTATTCTAATCTATCCACATTGGTAAAGGATGAAGAATGACTGCACTACTTATAGATGGTGATATTGTGGCTTTTAAAGCTGCTACTGTAAGTGAACACCCCGTCCATTGGGGGGATGACCTATGGACACTGCACTCATACACCAGTGAAGCATATGCTTACGCTGCGGATATGGTGGAACGATTACACGAACAATCTGGATGCACTCATGCTTGGGTTTTCTTTTCAGGCAAGAAGAATTTTCGAAAGGAAGTGGACCCAAAATACAAGGCAAACCGCATAGGCAAGCGTAAGCCCCTTTGCCTAGGACCACTGCGTGAACGAATGGAAGAAACAATGCGGTGTGTTTCCTTCGACGGCCTTGAGGCTGATGACCTATTGGGTATTTATGGAAGCGCACTCCCACACAAAACTGTAATCTGGTCCATAGATAAAGACCTTCGGCAAATCGCTGGGTTGCACCTCATAGATGACGAGGTTGTAGAGATATCCCCTGAGACTGCCGAGCGTAATTTCTGGATGCAAGTTTTGGTTGGTGACACAGCGGATAACTACAAAGGCTGTGTGGGTGTAGGTCCTGTAAAAGCCGAAAAGATACTCACGAAAAAAGACGGGCTGACCACATGGGAAAAGGTACTCGCGGCCTATGAGAAAGCTGGGCAGACCTTCGATGATGCCCTGACCAACGCCCGACTAGCTTTCATTCTCCGAAAGAACCAGAGGGACACGCTTTGGGAGCCACCAATCCAATGAAATACGAACACTATAAAAGATTAGAGGATGCAAGAGTGACGGATGAAATGGTCAATAAACCCGCCCACTATAATCAGAGCGAGATTGAGTGCATTGATGCAATCAAAGCGGCAACAGGTAAATCCTACGAAGCCTACCTTCAAGGTACAATCATCAAATACCTATGGCGGTACAATCATAAACACAAAGACAGAATTGAAGACCTCAAGAAAGCCCAAAACTACCTCTCAAGATTAATCCAAGAGGTAACAACTAATGGCTAAATGGAGTTTTTCTATGATTAACCGTGAAGAGTACGCAAAGGTTTTAGAAGCCAGCAAAGCCCTTAATTTCAATAACTACCAAAAGGAAGCCCATAGCACAGCGGTCTATCCCCCAGAAATGGGTATGGCCTACTGTGTCACTGGGTTGTGCGCTGAGACGGGCGAGGTAGCCGATAAGGTTGCTAAATACTACAGGGGTGACGGTGATTTAAACCGTGATGGCCTCAAGAAAGAGTTGGGGGATGTTCTGTGGTTTATTGCAGAGCTTTCCACACACCTAGGATTTGACTTGGATGAAGTGGCCCAAGGCAACCTAGACAAACTAGCAGATAGACAAAAAAGAAATGCCCTCAAGGGTAATGGAGATAACCGTTAATGGACCAGTATCAGCAATATATCGCACTCAGTAAATACGCACGTTTTGTCGAAGGTGAAGAACGCAGGGAAACATGGGGAGAGAGTGTCGATAGATATATTAACTTCTTTTCAGAAAAATTCCCCCAAGCTAAAAAAGACCTTGCTGAAGCCTCTGGTTATATCAAGTCACTTGCCGTTGTTCCTTCGATGAGAGCAATAATGACAGCGGGTCCAGCTTTAGACAGGGACCATATAGCAGGTTATAATTGTTCGTATCTGGCGATTAACGACCAAAGGGCCTTCGATGAAACCTTGTATCTCCTGATGTGTGGTACGGGTGTTGGGTATTCTGTGGAACGTGCAAACACCGAACAACTACCAACAGTACCCCTGAAGCTAAAACCAAGTGATGATTTGATTGTTGTTGAGGACAGCAAAATAGGATGGGCAGAGGGCCTACGTGAACTCATAACCGCATTGTATAATGGGGAAGTTCCTCAGTGGGACTTGGGCAAGATTAGACCCTCTGGCTCTCGCCTCAAAGTCTTTGGTGGTAGGGCCTCTGGACCCGACCCACTTGAGAAACTGTTTAAGTTTACCATTAAGACTTTTCGGGAAGCAGAAGGACGCCGCCTAAAACCTTTAGAATGTCACGATATTCTTTGTGCTGTTGCTGCGTCAGTTGTGGTTGGCGGGGTGCGCCGAAGTGCAATGATTAGCCTATCGGACCTTGATGATGACGAAATGCGTTACTGCAAATCAGGGGAGTGGTGGGAATACAACATTGACCGTAAGTTTGCTAATAATTCTGTGGCTTACGAAAAGAAGCCTGACATGGGGGAATTTCTCAACGAATGGACAGCCTTGTATAAATCTCAGAGCGGTGAACGAGGTATCTTCAACCGACAGGCAGCTATGGACCAAGCGACCAAATCAGGCCGTAGGGACCCTAATCATGCCTTTGGGACAAATCCTTGCGGAGAGATTTTATTACGCGATATGCAGACATGTAATCTCTCAGAGGTTATCATTAGGGCTTCTGATGATGAGGAACTACTAACCAAAAAAGTCGAAATCGCGGCCCTTTTAGGCACACTTCAGTCTGCGTTGACCGACACTCGTTACCTACGTCCTGAGTGGAAGAAAAACATGATGGAAGAACGGCTTTTGGGCGTTAGTTTTACAGGCATTATGGACAACCCTTTGATGTACAGTATCGACAGTTATGACGCTACTTTCTTGTCTTGGAGACTTGAGCGTATGAAAGAGGTGGTCATCAAGACCAACGAGAAATGGGCCTCGATTCTGGGTATTAACCCATCTGTGGCTACAACTTGTGTCAAGCCAAGTGGGACGGTTTCACAGCTAAGTTCGTCTGCCTCTGGGATTCACCCACGATACGCTAACCACTACATTCGGCGTGTACGTGCAGACATTAAGGACCCTCTGGCAACATGGATGGCTGACCAAGGGCTTCCAAACGAACTAGACAAACACCAAGAGGATAATTTGGTTTTCTCGTTCCCTATCAAATCCCCAGCAGGTTGCGTTACTCGCCACTCTATGACCGCTATGGACCAACTTAACCTATGGATGATTTACAGAAAACATTGGACTGAGCATAACCCCAGTATCACCGTGTATGTCTCTGAGGACGAGTGGATTGAGGTTGCCGATTACGTGTATCAGAACTTTGAAGAGGTAGGTGGGGTGTCGTTTTTACCTAGGGAAGACGACAAACACACCTACGTACAAGCACCTTATGAAGAAATAAATGAGTTGCAATATGCTGATTTTATGGGTAAAATGCCCTCAGTTTCTTTCTCGGCTTACAGGGAAGCTAAGGACATGACGGTTGCTTCACAGGAACTAGCATGTACGGGCGGTGCTTGTGAGCTTTAGGGATTGTTAACTGGGTTAACTAACTTCGGGTCGCCTTCGGGCGGCCCTTTTTCGTTTATTGGACATTATCGGGTTTACCACCATGAAAATATTTACAGGCACACCGCTGATATCAAAAGAGGTTCTACATTACCTTGAAGCTCAGTACCCAGACAGGATTCCTATGGATACCTCTCTGACCGCTGAAGACTTCCGTTATCTGCAAGGCCAACAAAGCGTTATCGAAAAGATACGCCAACTCACAGAGTTTGAAGAAGAGGACTAACCAAATGTGTCTGTCAAAACAAAAAGTTCCAATGTCCCCTATTAGGGCATCAGCACCCGCTGCGGCGGTATTAAACACAAAGCCTGTAGATTTTGATGCGGTAGATAGCGACAGTGCGTCCCTAAAGAAGAAATCCAAGGGCAAGAAAGCCTTTCGTATCGCTAAGAATAAAGATGTGGGTACACCTATGTCTGGTTCTGGCCTCTCAATTCCTAAGAGTTCTTAGAAATGTGTACGGGTGTAGAGTACGTTTCGCATGAGGATTACTATAACCCCAAACGCACCGCTGCACCTGTAAGAACTTCGGGTGAAGGTGACGGTGGTGGGCATGTGGGCAGAGCCTATAGAGACACACCAATGAACGTCATGGGTTCAGGTAAAAAATCAAAATCCACAATGACTACAGCCCCAACGCGAAGCACTAGCAGAACCACAGGATTAAACATAGGTGGCGATTATTCGGGCGGTTTATATTAAAAAGAGGGTGCCATGCTAAACGCACAAAATAAGTCTGTAGCTGGTAGGTACACACAGCTAGAGTCACACAGGCACTCATTCCTAGAGCGCGGCAGGGATGCCTCTGAGTTAACCATTCCAACACTTGTACCGCCCGAAGGACACTCAGGGTCCACACTGTATAAAACACCGTATCAGTCGGTGGGTGCCAGAGGTATCAATAACCTAGCCTCTAAACTACTCATGACCCTTTTGCCGCCCAACGCGCCGTTCTTTCGGTTATCTATTGATGACTTTGATATCGAACAGCTTGCAGGGAAGGACGCTAGGGGAGCCGTTGAGGAAGCCTTGTCCCGAATAGAACGTGCGGCAATGCAAGAGATTGAAGCTACTGCCGTTAGGGTCCCTGTGCATGAAGCCCTGAAGCAACTTATCGTAGCAGGGAACGCTCTGGTCTATATGCCAAAAACTGGTGGTATGAAAGTGTACCGATTAGACCGCTATGTGGTCAAACGCGATACCATGGGTAACGTACTGGAAATTATCACTAAGGAGACTGTTTCTCCTATGATGCTTCCTAAAGAAGCCCAAGAAATCATAGCGACCTCTGAAGATTATGATAGGGACACAACAAAGAACTGTGACCTATACACCTACATTTGTCGCAAAGGTAATAAGTTTGAGATTTATCAGGAAGTAAAAGGGTTCGTTATCCCTAGTACCCAAGGTACTTTCCCGCTTGAAAAACTCCCGTTCATTCCCCTGAGATTTATTAGGATTGATGGCGAAGATTATGGGCGTGGGTATGTAGAAGAATATATAGGTGACTTACGAAGTCTTGAGGCTCTTACGAGAGCTATTGTCGAAGGTGCTGCGGCGTCTTCAAAGGTACTATTTCTGGTAAGACCCAACGGAACAACAAAACAATCAACATTAGCAAAGGCCCCCAATGGGGCTATCGTCCAAGGGGATGCTAATGACGTAACTACCCTTCAGGTACAGAAGTACAATGACTTCAGGGTAGCCCAAGAAACAGCTTCAACTATTACAGAACGTCTGTCTTTTGCGTTCCTGTTAAATAGTGCCATTCAAAGAAATGCGGAACGTGTCACAGCGGAAGAAATAAGGTACTCTGCACAGGAGCTAGAAACAGCCCTTGGTGGTGTCTACAGTATTCTCTCCCAAGAGTTTCAGTTACCGCTTGTTAAGCTCTTGCTGGCTCGTCTTGAGACAACAGGCAAGATGCCAAAGATGCCCAAGGATTCCGTAAAGCCTCAGATTGTTACTGGCTTGGAAGCTCTTGGTCGTGGACAGGACTTGAACAAACTATCTCAATTCCTGAGTTTCCTACAGCCATTAGGCCCTGAGATTATTAGTCAGAACTTAAATGTTGAAGACTACATAGACCGTCTTGGAGCGTCCCTAGGGATTGACACTGGTGGGCTAGTTAAATCTGCGGAGCAGAAGGCCCAAGAAATGCAAGCGGCACAAGAGGCCCAACAGCAAGAACTTGGGAACCAAACACTAGCTAACATGGCTGAAAGGGCAGCACCAAAGCTGGCTGAACAAATCCCAGAGAACCTTCAGCCTAACTAACCAGTGGAGACAGTAAGAAATATGGTTGAAGCACTCAACACACACCAAGAACAAACGCCCGAAGACCCTTCCTATGTTCAGGAAATGGTGCAAAAGGCCGAAGGTTTAAACAACCAACAAGAGGAACGCCCAGAGTGGCTACCTGAGAAGTTCAATTCCCCTAAAGATATGGCAGATGCTTATGCAAACCTTGAACGTCAATTCCATGATAAACAAGGTGACACAGATGAAGCGGCTGCTGTTGATGAAATGGGAAATGAGGAAGTCAAAGAATACCTTTCAGATAAGGGAGTTGACTTCAACACAATGTCCGAGGACTTTTGGCAAAACGATGGGTTGTCAGAAAACCAATACAACCAGCTTGAAGCCGCTGGTATACCTTCAGATATTGTAGACCAATTCATTGATGGTCAGAAGGCCATTGTGGATGCCACCAGACAACAGGCGTTTAACATAGCTGGTGGCGAAGAAAACTATGGGCAAATGATGGACTGGGCAACCAATAATCTATCGGAGCCTGAACAAAACGCCTTTAATGCAGCGGTAGACAGTGGGGATACGGGCAAAGCTATGTTCGCTATTCAAGGTCTATCGGCCCGTTTCCGTTCTGACGCTGGGAGCGAACCAAACCTACTCCAAGGTGAGGTTTCTAATTCGTCAGTGGGGTCTTACCAAAGTCTAGCAGAAATCACCTCTGCGATGTCTGACCCAAGGTACGAGAAAGACCCTGCATACCGTGACCAAGTAGCTAAGAAACTACAGCGGTCTTCGGTTCTCTAGTCCTGTCTCCCACAAGCAAACTAGAGTGGGCGACCCTATATCCTCCCCATGGGTCGCCCTTTACTATTCACAAGGCCACATAACGAACAAGCAACTAACCGCTGACCCCTTGCGAGGGACAATCTGAGGCGAAAGTGAGTGACTAAAGGGCTGAGTGTGCAAACCTAATAACATTAACCAACGAGGTAAACGAAATGGCTATGCAAGCTGCTTCTAACCCAGCCTACGATGTTTCGCGGCTCGGTCAAACTAACCTCTCTGGTGATGTGCGTGACCTGTTCTTAAAATTATATGCTGGTGAAGTTCTCACTAGCTTTGAAGCTAAGAACATCATGATGCCACTTGTTCGCACTCGCACAATCACTAAGGGAAAATCAGCGTCCTTCCCGATGCTGGGACGTACCACAGCGGAATATCACACCCCTGGCAATGAAATTACTGGTGGGCAAGTACGTGCTTCGGAACGTATTGTCACCATTGATGACTTGCTGATTTCCAGCCAATTTATCACTTCGATAGATGAAGCTATTAATCACTATGATGTTCGTTCAACTTACTCCAAGGAAGCTGGTATCGCTCTGGCTACTGAGGCTGATAGAAACATCCTTCGGACTGCCATTAAAGCCGCGCTCTCCACCAACGCCACCCGCGCTGCTGCTTTGGTACAGGACTACACTGCGTTTACTGAAGAAGACTTCACTGACAACGTGACCATTGGTTCTGGTAACAGTGCTGATATTATTGACCCAGCCAAAATCGCTAAGTCAATCTTTGACGCCAAGAAGGAAATGGACAAGAAGAACGTACCTTACGATTCTGGTGTTGTTGTTGTTCTTCCACCTGACCAATACTACGCCCTTATGGACGTATCTGACGGTAGTAAACTGACGTACATGAACCGTGACTTTGGCGGTAATGGCTCTGTTGCTTCTGGAAGCGTACCTACGATTGCGGGTTGCCCAGTAATGATGAGTAATCACTTGGTTACTGCTGATTTGTTGCAAACTTCTGGCGGCTCTAAAGGTCAGTCAAAGGGCAACCGTCCTCTGGCAAACACCGCTGGTTCTGGTCGGACTACTTCCTACGATATCACTAACACTACAACAGACGGGGTTAACCTAGTTGACCTTGCTGCAAAGGTCCGTGGCATGATTATGACACGCGATGCTGTTGCTACTGTTAAGCTCATGGATTTGGGTGTTGAGAGTGAATATCAAATTAACCGTCAAGGCACCTTGATGGTGGCAAAATATGCCATGGGTCACAACGTACTGCGTCCAGCATGTGCGATTGCTCTACTGGCAGCTTAAAGAGTTAACTGAGTTAATTTTTTGGCAAATTAAGGGGGGTTCCATTGGGGCCTCCCTTTTTTTCGTTTTAGGAGACAAGAATGACCAAAGGTTTGTACGATAATATTCACGCCAAGCGTAAGCGTATCGCTGCTGGTTCTGGCGAAAAGATGAAAAAAGCTAGTAGCAAAGGCGCACCGTCAGCCAGTGACTTCAAAAAGTCAGAAAAGACTTCCCGAAGATACCTACAGAAAAAGGCGTAACCATATGTCGAGGACACCCGCATGGCAACGCTCAGAAGGGCAAAACCCAGAAGGGGGCCTGAACGCCAAGGGCCGAGCGTCTTACACAGGGGGTACACTGAAACCACCCGTAAGAAAGACAGCAGATACCCCAGAGAAGAAAAGACGGAAGGGTTCGTTTCTTGCGAGAATGGGGGGAGCCAAAGGGCCACTCATGAAGGATGGGAAGAAGACCAGATTGAAGCTCTCATTAGAGGCATGGGGTCACTCTGGTGACAAAGCGTCTGCCCAAGCAAAAGGCCGCAGAATACTAGCACAATATAAAAACTCAGAGGCATAACAAATGGCACTCACGGCAACCACAAAATTAGAGGCGGTCAACACGCTTCTTACGGCTATCGGTGAAGCCCCTGTAAACTCACTTACTTCAGGGTTGGTTGACGCCGAAACCGCAGAGACAATCTTGGACTCTGTTAGCCGTGAGGTCCAATCCCAAGGGTGGGCCTTTAACAGCAACTACCTACAAGAATTTACCCCCAACAGTGACCTACAGATTGTGGTGGGTCCTGATGTTCTACGCATTGATATGGCAGAGAACAGAAGTACCACAATAGACGTAGTGGCTAGGGGTAGTAAACTTTATAACCGAGCAACAAACTCATTCTACTTTGAAGCCACTACTGCAATCAAAATGAATACTGTTGTGGTCCTTGAGTTTACGGACCTTCCAGAATCCGCAAGGCGGTACATTACTATTCGTTCTTCTCGGATCTTTCAGGACCGTGTGGTTGGCTCTGATTTACTTCATGGCTTCCACCAGCAAGACGAACTGAGAGCATTAGTAGAACTGAAAGATGCAGACAGCTTAGTAAACGACCACAATATCTTTGATAATTATTCTGTAGCCTCTGTGATTGACAGAGTAGGTGGGAGGGTACTTTAGAATGGCTCTAGTTTCAGCTTCGATACCCAATTTGATTAACGGGGTTTCCCAACAGCCCCCGTCACTACGGTTAAACACTCAGGCACAGGAACAGGAAAACGGTTTGTCTACTGTGGTTGACGGGCTGAAGAAACGCCCTGCCTCTGAGCATGTCGCTATACTGCCAAATGTCCCTAGTTCTGTAGATAACGCTTTTATCCACACAATCCGCAGGGATGATACGGAGTTTTATACGCTGATTATCACAGCGGGAGCCTTGAATATTTACGATAAGGCTGGGACCCAGATATCCACAAGTTCTGTCCCTAGTTCAGCAATAAACTACCTTAGTGGCCTATCTGACCCGTCCACAGAAATCAGCGCAACTACCATTGCTGACTATACGTTCATTGTGAACAAAACAAAGACCGTGGCAAAGAATACAAGCAACCTGAGTGCAGCTAGGCCCAAAGAGGCTTTGTTCTATGTGAAGCAGGGTGACTACAAGACTGACTTTACAATCCGCGTGAAGTACGCGGGTTCAACCTATACGTCCACAAAGACTACTTTGGATAGTTCTAACGCGGCTAACCAAGGGGATGTAAGAACCAACAACATTGCGTCTGCTTTAAGTAGTGGCCTTTCGTTACCCGCTGGGTTCACAAAGGAACTTTTGGATAACACACTGTATATCAAGCGAGATGATGGAAATGACTTTGAGGTAGAAGCCACAGATTCTCGCGGTGATACGTTTTTGTTTGCTTTTAAAGGGCAGTGTGGGGATTACAAAAAGCTACCACCAAAGGGCAAAGAAGGTTTCCTGATTGAAATTATTGGTGACAATCAAAAAGGCCAAGATGACTATTATGTGCAACTATCAGACCCCGATGGAAACGGACAGTTAGTCTGGAAAGAAGTTATAGCACCCAACATAGCTAAGAAGTTCGATGAAACCACAATGCCTCACCAGCTTATTAGGACCGCTGGGGGAGCCTTTGAGTTTAAACCCGCAACTTGGGCAGAACGTGGGGCTGGTGACGATGAAACAAATGATTTTCCTTCCTTTGTAGGATACAAGATAAACGATATCTTTTTCCACAAAAACCGCCTTGGTTTCCTGTCAGATGAAAACGTAATTATGTCTGAGGCTGGTTCGTTCTTTAATTTCTTTCAGAGAACCGTGATTACCCTTGTGGACTCTGGACCCCTAGATATCGCCGTATCAAACAACCAAGTGTCTATTCTTAAACACGCTGTTCCGTTCTCTGAGCGTCTTCTGTTGTTTTCAGACCTTACACAGTTTGTTCTTACTGCCGATGACATACTGGCCCCCGACACGGTATCTATAGATGTTACCACGCAGTTTGAGGCCAGCTTGAGGGCCAAGCCTGTAGGTGCTGGGAAGTACATATTCTTTGGAACCTCTAAAGGTACATCTTCAGGGGTCCGAGAATACTTTGTAGATAACGACACCAACACCAACGATGCCGCTGAAATAACGGCCCATGTACCTACTTACATTCGCGGGGAAATCACACGGCTTACAGCGTCTTCTAATGAGGATACTTTGTTGGTTCTTTCAGACACCGATAGAACACTGGTGTATGTCTATAGGTACTATTGGAACGCCCAAGAAAAGCTACAATCAGCTTGGTCCAAGTGGAAGTTTGGCGGGACTGTCCTGAATGTAGACTTTAATAAATCAGAAATATTCATGGTTATCAAAAGAGGCAGCGATGTTTGCCTTGAGACAATTAACCTAGGGGAAGACACCGCCATATCCGTAACTGATGCTGGTCACTCTGTTCTGTTGGACCGTAGGGTTAAACTGAAAACTGGGGGTACAACTTCCCTACCTTACACCGATAGTTCTGCAATCTATGTGACACAGAACGGGGCTATTGTTGCAGCTTCAGCGGTTGCCGCTTTGTTAGCAGCGGGTAAGACCGTGTATGCTGGGGTTCCCTTTACCTTTAAGTACAAGTTTTCTGAGCAAGTGGTCAAAAAGGACAACAACCCGATAACCATTGGTAGACTACAGATTAGAAACTTTAACTTGGTCTTTAATAATAGTGGGTTTTTCAAAGCCAAAGTGACACCCTCTAGGCGCAGTACATCCACTAAGTCTTTTACTGGGCGTAACCTTGGGAGCGTCAATAACATCATTGGACAAGTCTCCATAGATAACGGGACCTTTTCGTTTCCAGTGTTAGCCAAGTCAGACCAAGTAGATATTGAACTTGAGAGTGACAGCTTTCTTCCTTGTGTATTCCAATCGGCAGAGTGGGAAGGCTTCTATATGCTACGCTCAAATAGACTTTGACAGCACACTATAGACCCTCAAAATTTAAAGACTGTAGAAACCTAGCATCCAACATCAGAGACACAGACAAAAGGGAAATATGGGCTTCCCATGGGCTAACCCCTTTGGCGGGTCTTCAGCTTTCCTTTTTGGTTTCTGAAGAGTGCAACAGTGTCGTAAATGATAATCAGGACATTATAGGAATGTTTGGCGTTACCAACAACGGAACCGTGGGTGTTCCATGGTTACTTATGTCGGAAGCCTCAGAGGGTCTTAGCTTTAATAGGGAGTTCGTTACTCAGAACAAACAATGGGTAACTGAGGTACAAAAGAGATACCAAGTTCTAACCAACTTTGTGTCTCAGGAAAACAAGAGGGCTATCAAATGGCTCAAGATACTAGGTTTTACCTTTATATCCCTAAAGCCTAACTACGGGGTTCACCCCCAGCCCTTCTATGAATTTGTAAGAATAAGGAGTTAGCCATGTGCTTTGCACAGATAGGTTTGGCACTTGGCGCAGCCAAGGGAGCCGCAGCAATAAGCACAGGGTTGAGCGCAGTAGGCACAGCGTTTTCCTTAGGTTCAACCTTTATGAACTACCAAGCCGACCAGCAACAATTTGGCGCACAGCAACAGCAGTATAACACCAATAAGCTACTAGCCCAGCAATCTATGTTGGAACAAGCGGGGCAGTTAAGCCTTCGGGAATCTCAGGAACGGGATGCCCTATTGGATAAAGCCATGGCGAACAAAATCGAAGCTGCAAGAACCAAAGGTAGAACCATAGCTTCCGCTGGGGAAGCTGGGGTTTCTGGAATGTCTATAGCTGCACTTGTGGCAGACATTGAGAGAACCAAGCTGAACAACCAAAACACTATCGGCAGAAACTTCGCAGCCATACAGCAACAAGGGATTTATGACCGTAAAGCCTTGGAAGCACAGGCGCAAGGTAGGGTCAACAGCATGGCCCTTCCAACGGCCCCAAGTCTGCTAGGGGCTGGGCTTCAAATGGCTGGGTTGGGTCTGCAAGGCTACAACAAATACAACAAAATCAACAACCCCAATAAACCTGTTTTTGAGGTCTAATAATTAACTGAGTTAACTTTTGAAGGATGCCACCAATGGCTAGAAGACCAAGAGCCAGAGTTGATACTTCTCGCTTGAGAGCGATGGGGGAAACATCAGCGGTAGTCGCTAGACCCGTTGATACCTATGTACGGCCAGCGGCCCCGCAGAAGAACGAACAATATGCTCAGATACTTAGTGCGCTAAGTACCGTAAATCCCGCACTTGATACCTTTATTGCTGATAAGGTTACTAAAGACAGAGAAACACAGGCAAACAAAGGTGAGAAGTCTTTTTATGAGGCTACCCCTGAAGAACGCAAAGCGGTATCCGCACAGATTAAAAGCGGAGAGATTAACGAACTTCAGTCTTCCTTTTGGGTCGAAGGTTTTGCACGTGAGCTACTAAGAAACCATGCTAAAACTTTTGGTTCTGCTCTGACCCTTGAGTGGAACAGGCAAAAAGATTCTGGTGGTTTTGATTTTAATGCGTTTGTTGCTGAAGAACGAGGAAAATACGTTGAGGCTAACAACCTGTCTAGCTTCCGTAGTGACCTGTTTAACGATGAGTTTGCAGCGGTAACACAGACCTTTGAAAATCAGGTTCTACAGAGAAACTTTGAACACAGAATAGCCCAAGCAAAGAAAGCCCGTATGCAAGTTGCGGGTGACAGCATGGTTACTGCTCTTGAAGCCCTACAGTTAAAAATGGATACAACACCCTTTGATGACCAAGCAGGGGATAGCCATTCAGATAACATTAACGCAGTAATTCAAACAGCTATTGACCAAGGGAATGACTCAAAACAACTCATCAACATGGCTGTTGGGTTCCTTAAAGGTACAATAAAAGATTTATCGAAAAAAGGTGATGAGGATGGAGCAAAAGTAGCTTCAAACATGCTCAGAAACCTCAAGCTAAAAAACGGAACCTATGGGCTAGTCTACAAAGATGGCTACGAAGACATAGAATCTACTTCCGAAAGGTTACTATTAAAGGCAGAGACAGACGCAGAACAAGCCGATGATGATGCCTTGACAGCAGAGAAAGAAAATCTTTTTGGGCAACTCTATGACGGACTTAATAAGGCCATTGATAACGAAGATAACCCCACGGCTGTTCAGGATTTTTGGGAAGCCAACACAGATAACCTCCGAAGAATTGGGAAGCTAGACGAGTTTACCGATGGAGACATGCTGCCAACACTAAATAAACTCTACAAAACTCGCGGTAAAGTAACCCCTGATGTTACCGATGAAGAAATGTTGGATTTATTAGAAAGCGTGGATAAAAACAACACCTATACTTCTCAAGAAATGCAAACTCTTGCGGAAGATATGGGTTTAAGTGCTAGGCAATTTATAGCGTTCCAAAATTACAACAGAGACAGACCTAACCAATTTCTAAAAGAAATAGGAATTAATGGTGTAAGAAAAGCACTAACGGATGGCATTGACGCAAAAGGGATGTTCGAGTTTGGACCGCAAGGTGGGATATCTTTAGGGGCCATTGAAGCTAGAGGTAAACTTAATGCCTACATTAAAAGCCAGCTTTCGCTAGACGCTACTAAAGAAACGAAGATAGCAAATATTTTAGCTGAATCTCAACGTCTCATTGAAGAATACGGAAACAAAGCAAAGAACACAAACGTAGAACAACTAGCACTAGACTCTGTTGGTACACCTACAGCCTCAGAAAAAACCGTTGAAAAGTTTGAAAATGGCACTCATGCCCCTTGGAAAAAACCTAATGGAAGCATGGTACTTTCAGATATGAATAATGCCGTTCAAACCTTTAATAAAGCAACGAAAAAAGGACAACCTTTAGATAGCACAGAGTTTGGGGCACTCATACTACCCCTTTTGAAAGCGAAGGTTCCTTTAGATACTATTCTTGACGCCGCTTATGCAGACTTTGAGGCCTCTTTAGGTCTACAGGATGATAAAGCAATACAGGACTTTGAGGCTGCTAAACCAGACCTTTCGGTCTTTTCAAGAGGCAATGCCTCAGAACAGAGTTCCACTAAGAGTACACGTGAACCTGTATCTGCCGTAGAGTTCGCCCAAGAGCTTGTGGAAAAAGGCAGTGAGCTTGTTAATGGTGCGCTGGGCGGCGAACCAGCAACAAACGAACCAATGTTTAAAGCCTCTGATGGTGAGTTTTTCAATGACGGTAAAGGTTCTTTGACAGAGCAAGTGGTTGGTTCTGTAGTTGACGGTGTGTCCAAACTAACATCAGGCACAGGTGATAGGTATTCTTCAGAAAACCCCATGTTTGAAGCCTCTGATGGACAGTTCTTTGATAGAGGAACTGTTGAGTTACCACCTAGCATCCAAGGAGGCCTGTTAAGTCAGGAAGACTATGATGCCATGGCGGTTGATGCACAGCAAAGAATTGATGAGAAAGCAACAGCAATCCAAGCAGAAGCAATAGGGAATGTTGGTAGTCCAAGAGACAGAATAGGGGATATCAATACAGCCATTGTGGACCTTGGAGAAGGTTTCGTTAAAGCTGTAGCAAGGAGCTTTGAGGCTACAGGAAAAGCAGGGGTAGAAGTGGCGGCTAAACTACTAGCCGAAGAACCAGACCCCGACAAAGCCCTAGCAGCAGCCCAGAAGTATCTTTCACCAGAGGCAAAAATACGCATACAGAATGTTTCTAAAAAGTTTGGGAGCCAGAAGGCGGCTGACGCAGCACTGGTGATTGCACAGCAATACCTTAGTGATACTGCTAAAACCAGAATAGATACAGGCGAAACAGGTCAACCAGTGTCTGCAAGGGCAAACAAAGTGATTGCCGATGAGGACCAAGTAATGAACGCGGCCTTCCCACAACCTAGGGACCCACAGCCTAAAGTTAGTGATACAGCAACAGAAACCGTCAATAACATACGGTCTATAGTGAACCTGACAGGTAAAGTTCCTTCGCTATCTAGCATAGGCGAAAACTTACCCAAACGGGCAGCATGGAGAAAAGCCTTTGGTGCTAACTTTAAACCAAACGGAGCCGCCAAGCCTGTATTCATACGAAAAGCACTTGAGATATCAAAAGCAACCGACACTGACGTAACGGCGGTTATCAAGGCTGTTATGGGCAAAGAACAAACGGCAGAGGAAGTGTTCGTTACTTCAGGCTTATCCATGATTGAAGCCCAAAAGTTATATGAGAAAAACCAAGAAATAAGAAAGCTCTTTGAGCAAATGCAAGGGGGTAATTCCTAATGGAAATTGATAAAAACCAAGTGAGTGCCTTTGCAGAACGCATGAGAGCCGCAGAAAACGAAAGCCTTTCTTGGACGGGACGGGCTGGTGATGTTGCTCAAGGGGCCTTTGCGGGTGCTGTGGATGCAGTTGAGGAAACAGCCCAGTTTGCACACTGGGCCGCTGATGGCCTTGCGGAAGGTGCTGGCTATGTCATGGGTCAAGATTGGGAAGGCTTTGAGGATAATCCCGACAGGTTTCTTTTTAATCCCGCTAGGCCCTCTACAGCCCTTGGGCGTGGTGTTAAAGATATTTCTCAGTTTGCCACAGGGTTTGTTGGTGCTGGTAAGTTTAAGCTAATAGGGAATGTTGGGTCAAAGATTTTCAAAGAGGGAAGCAAGAAAGCCGCCATAACATCTTCAGCAGCTAAATCCGCAACTTCCTCTGTGGTAGCCCATGACCCCTATGAAGAACGCCTTTCAGATATCCTTGTGCAGTACCCAGCAACCACTAACGCTGTGACCGAGTATCTTGCTAGTGATGAGGATGACACTGAGGCCGAAAGACGCCTAAAGATGGGACTTGAGGACCTTGCATTAACAGGTGTGCTAGAAGGTGTTTTCTGGGCAGCAAGAGCCGTTAAAAAGGGTGGTAAGGCTGTAGAAGAAGCAGACGAAAATCTTAAAAATATAGATAAGAAAGCCGATGCTACCGAAGCAAAGAACACAGCAGAAAAACGACAGGTTATTGCAGAGGCTACGGCACAGAAAGAAACTATTGAAGCTGTAGTCAAACAAGGGGGCGACCCCGAAAGTTTACCAAGGGACAAAATACTTGAAACAGTTATCAATGACCTTGAGGCTCTAGCTAAAGAAAGTAAGACAACCCGCGATACTGTTATTGATGGGTTATCCAAACCTAACATCGTGGAGTTGGGAAAGGTATTGGGCGTTAAGATAGGGCAAAACACCAAGCTAAAGACGGTCAAAAAGCGGATTAAAAAAGTCCTTGATGACGCTAGGGAAGGCCAAAAAGTTAACTCAGTTAACAAAGCTGTACCCAAGGTCGATATACCCACAAAGGCCACCCCTGACCAAATACAAGCAATTCTAAAGGGCATTAAGACACCAGAGGATATGCAAGCGGTATTCAGTGGTACTAAGCGGGGTACTTTCAAACTGTTTAACCGCACAGAAGACGGTGATATTTCCATCATGCCTGATGACTTCCCTGATGAGGTCACGGCAGTAATCCAACAAACCATTAATGCCTCTAAGCCCATGCTGGACCAAGTAAAAGGTACTTTGAGTGTTGATGATGTGAACAAAGCGGTTGCAGAACGTCTTTCGGAAACCAGCGACCTTACCGCAAAGCAGTGGATGGATACCGCCTTTCTTCACGCCAGTAATGTTGATGAAGCCATGATTACTCTGCACAGCATTGAGTCTATGCTGACGGAATCCTTGGAACGAGTACACAAGCTGTTCTCTAATGAGCTTTATGAATCCAACGCGGAATGGCAAGCCAAAGCCCATGCTGAAGTGGAAACCTTCAATAACCTTTTGTCTGGTTCACAGAAACTTGAGTCAGTTAGTGGTCGTGCGTTGCGTATGCGCCAAGAGAAAATCTTTGACAGTAAAGGCGTAGCCAAGGCCATTCGGTTTGATAGCAAAAGCGCAGCGGAAGCCATTGTTGACCTTGGGGGCGAAAAGAGCCTTGCAGAATTTAGAACCCTTGTTCTGGCTTCTGGTGGTGACTTAGGGAAAATCGGTAAGAAGGCCGCTAAACTTCCCAAAGGTAATAAACTTACTGCCCCGCTTGGTGAGTTATTTCGTGGGATGATTTTGTTTAACATCAAAACCCACGTAACCAACATAGCGTCAGGAATTACAGAGTCCGTTATTGTTCCAATGGAAAGATACATGGGTTCGTATATTCCATACGGTAGAAATCCCTTTGGAGTAGAGGCCAAGCGGGTACGCCAAGATACTGTGTATCACCTAATGGGCATGAGTTCAGCCTTTAAGGACTCGATTGCTCTTGCCGCTTCATCCTTTAGAGCAGAGAAAAACTTTCTGGACCCTGCCAACACCAAACTAGACGGCGGTGACGTTCAGAATAAGATTAGTTCTGGGTTTGCAGGTATTCGTGGGGATACCACTACGGGTAGGTTCTTGGACACTATCGGTAAAGTCTCACGTGGGTCCCTGAGAGCTTTAGGTTCTGAAGACGAGTTCTTTAAACAGATAAACTACAGAGGCCGTGTGTTCGCAGGGGCTATGCGCGAGGCAATGGCCCTTATGGATGCTGGCACCTTAAAAAGCACTAAGGAAGTCAAAGAGTACGCCTTGAAGAAAGTCACAGAGGCTTTTGATGATGCTGGCAAAGGGACCAACACAGGAGCCTTGCAGTATGCCAGAGAGGTTACATTTACGGAAGAATTACGGCAGGGGT